GCTTACAAGATAATACAGGACAATGGAGACGCATTGACTACAAGAGAGATATGCGAAAGGATGAATGAGATGAAAGGGACTAAGACCTATAACACATACACGATTAATCAAGTCGCTCAATGTTTGAAAAAATCTAAGTTTTTTGAGAAGGTAGGGGAAGAAAAAATGAAGTCTCTTGGGTATGGCGGTTCAACCACCGTGTTTGTATATGATATTGTAGATGTTAAAGAGCAGATAGCCAAGATGCTTTCTTACAAACATACTATTCTTTCACCGCAGGCTTTACCTAAGTTTGCTAAGGAAGAATGGGTAAGACAGGGGGGAGTATTATAGGCGTTATAGAAAGTAGAATGAATGTGGATATTGCTTGGACGGGAGAGAAGCCCGAAAAAAAGAATACCCACTTGGTAATTTACCACCAACAGGAACACGGCTACGCTACCGCTCTTGCAGGACAGGCGTTGATAGGACAGCAAGAGCCGATTGCTAAAATATATTCCAACCTAATGTCGGTAGGCGGTGTGAATTATATTCCGTCTCCGTTTTGGCCGGAGTATAGGTTGTATGAGGTCTATAATAAAAATGGAGATAGGACATTCATACTTAGGATTCCTTCGCTCTACCCCGTAGAGCCTACGATGAGACCCAACGCTAACCCTATGGTTTGGCTTTACACCTACCCTATTGTAAGGGATATAGTAATGCTACTAAATGATGTGGGCGTAAATAGAATGACTTACCTTACAGCGAACCTCTTTAGATTCCATAGGGAGTTTGAGGACTTCGGAGAAGTAGGACACGGACACATTGTAGAATACGACTTCCTTAGATTGACTGAGGAAGTGGATAAATATTACGGTGATAATACAGTAGAGACAAGAGATGACTTCGCGGTAGCACCCAATGTTTGGATATGGTGTGATGTATTCGCTACCTTCTGTGCTAACACGCCCCGCTTCTCAGAAGTGGTGATGGGTGCGATAAGCACAGACTTTATGGATAGCGATACAGCAGATACAATGTTAAGGCACATGGAAGAAAAGTATGGGCTTTTGCATGACGAGGAAGCATTAGAGGAATTGACTATGAAATTGTCGCAGTTAAAAGACATGACCTATGTTGATGCTACCGAAGTATTCTCCCCCGATGGGTTTAATAAGGATGGCTTTAACACAGACAGCACAGACAAGGGAGACTTCATACCATGAATATATTTACAACCGTTAAAGAATTTGCACGAAGAAATTACTATGTAGATGTGGAAGATAAATTACCTATATTCCTATGTAGTATAGGTAGCCATGTATTCAACGCTCTTAACAAGTGTAGCCGTTGCGACTTCGACCCCGACAGCCCATTGGTAGATGAAGACCACGACTTCACTATTCCTAATTGCCCGCTAAGACATAACAATATGCCGTTCTATACTCCTATGTCCCAATTACCGGACACAAGGATTCACCTTATGTTGAGAGGGCAGAAGGGTAGCGGTAAGTCAATTTTGATTTTGTTATTCCTTGCCGAAGGAACGGGATTACTACACAACCAAAACGAAGACATGGGACAGGGTATGAAAACCATGATGGGTGCTAACTCTGTAACAGAAGCAGGTATGTTTGGTTCAGTAGATGAAGAAGGTAACATAGCGGGCAGACCGATTGCTCGTGAGATGTGTGGCGGATTCTTAGGCTTTGAAGAGTTTAGTAGTATGTCTGATGCGTCAAAGAAAGACCACAGCATGGATATGAAAAACCAATTGCTAACTTCTCTTGATAACGGCAGGGTGCAGAAGGCTCTACGCAACGGGTGGGTTAGATACACTACCCGCTACACAGTATGGGCAGGAACACAGCCTGCGAGGTTTGAATTGGATTCGGGACTTGACCGTAGATTCTTTATTATAGACATTGAAATGACTCCCGAAAAAGAATTGCTATACAAAAAGGCTCAACACCAACAGTCAAACATGACCGTAGAAGAGAGAACACAATTGGCTTCGTTGGCTTTTGAAATAAAACAATGGTTAAAGAACAGGATGGAGACGGCAGTAGCCAACCCACCAACAGGCATTATATTTGATGACGAGATAGGCGAATGGATAAACAGACCCGATGTTCGTTCCTACGAGGCAGACCTGTTCCGCAGGCTTGCGATAGGATACCACATGATGCAACCCACATACAGAGGCGGACAACCGCTACTGATTACTATGGACGATACTTTAGAAGAGATACTTAACTTCTCTCTCAAGCAGAGAAGAAGAGTTATGGATGCTGACCTTGAATTGATACGCTCTACCTTTTGGAAGCAAGACCTACCTAAGAGTCAATTGTTGAAGGAGATTTCTCGTATGATTACACAAGGAGATTACCAAAGCGCAAAGCGTTGGCTGATAGAAAACCTTGAAGGACAGTCTTGGTATAAGGAGTATGAGCCGGAGACGAGTAGGCGAGGGCGTAAAGGTATGCTTTGTAGAATAGGGACAGGTGGTATAGAATGAAGACGCGATTAGAGATACAACAGAGACTTGCTAATGAAAATGATATGTTCGTAGTAGAAGTGCTACGATGGGTTCTCGATGGTGGTTGCCCCATGTGCGACCATAAAAACCGTAAGCAATACGAGAAGGATATTATGTCGGAAGATGCAACACCGGATTATTTAGAGTCTAAACATAATTGGCCGGAAGGCACAGTAATGAAGCACATGGAAAGTCATATTGAGTATGACCCCGAAGAAGCAACACACATGGAACGAGCGAGAGAGCAGTCAATTAACACGCTTGATTCCGCAGAAGATATTGTGGTTCGTATTCGCTCCTACCTTGATGAGTTAGAGGAAAGGAAAGAGGCGCATGGCGGTATTACTTCTGACTTCGTAGCCGATGCTACGAGACTCATAGCGCAGGCTAACTCAAGCCTAAAGTTAGTGGGTCAATTGAAGAAAGAGATTGGTGTTGATTCACAATTGCTTTTGGCTCAAGCACAGATGAATAGTTTAAGCGCTATTCTTGTTGATACTTTGAGAGGACACCCCGAATTGCTTGACGACATAGAGTTAAGGATGGCTTCTCTGAAAGCCCCGTCTAATGTTATAGATGCAGAATACGAGGTGATTGAATGAGTATGAGTAATATGCCCTTTAAAGTAACGGGTATGGGAACAGACGGGCGATACGATTACTTTAGGTCTGATTACAATTGGGTAAGAATGCCCCCTATGTTTTTCGATGACGAGGTAAAGGCGTTAGAATACCTTGAAGGTTTAGAGATAGGTATTTTATGGTCTCGTAACCCCGAAGGCTCACGCAATGAATACTCGGTCAAGGTAACAATGAATACTAAATGGCCGGAAGGTGCAAGAGCAGGTGTAAAGACCTACAAGAAAAAGGAGAGTCCGTTAGATGAAGCGTTGGCGAAGCAAAACGAATAGGCATTTATTCACACGCCCGATATACAAGAGCGAGTGGCCTAAATTGATACAAGCCATGCAAGAAGATGGCTTGGTTGCTACTCTTGGTAACAACAAAATTAATTGGTCTAACAACGGCTATAATTTAACGGCTAAAGCAGTTAGGGATGCTTGGCTACTTACTGATTCCCAATACAGAAGACTATGCGATTATGTCTATGCACATGACCCGTTTGTATATATAGCAGATTCAGAAAAATAGGGGGAAAAAATTTTGATTATATTCACCAACGATGATGAGAAATTCTTAGCAGAGCCTCATGTGTTAATGGTCGGTAGAATAGACACACCACCTACGAGTAGAGACCTAACCTACATACTAAGGACGAGCAGATTCACACAGAAAGATGTAGAGGCTTGGCTTCCCTATGTCGCTAAGAAATTAGTAGTGTGTATAGACAAACCACCAAAGATAACGGGTAAGTTAAAAGACTCTGTGATTTTTGACGACTCCTACAAGAAGCCCAAGAATAATTTTATGAATAATATAACCTCTATACTTTCTTGGACTGATAGAAAAAGAGTATGGAAAAGCATACAGGATTTACCTATACCCTACGGCTTGGCTTTCCTTAGAGTAAATAGAGATGATATTAACCTGTGGCGTAGGATTGCAGATGCTAATATGGAATTGCCCGATGATTATGTAAGGGCTATATTTGCATACGGAGTAGAACCAAAAAGAAGTAGAACACAATTTCCTAAAAAGAAAGGCGAAGCAGAGGAAGTGCCTTACCCTTTCAGACAAAATGATAAGTATTGGCGGGAGATATTAAAGACCGCCCCTGCTGTCGCTAATGAAGTGCGAGAGGGCAATGATGCTGTGCCTAAAGGCATGAAGAAGCGAAAGCAGGCGGTGAATGAATGGGTGTAGCGTGGTTTTTTATCCTTTTCACGCTGTTTTGTTACATTATCCTTAATATTTTATGGGTAAAGTATTTTACACATTGGGAAGAGCCACCACAAGAAAGGGAAGATGATGATGCCTTTTTCTATTCAGCAATGTATTTGTCTCAAAATGATTAATAATACTATTCATATACCCTTAAGTATCACAGAGGGACATGAGCGCCAACAACCGCAGAATCCGGCGCATCATTGTTGATTTGCTATTCAAGTATGGGGAGATGACTAAAGAGGGTATGGCTGACCTTCTTAGCAAGGAGAAATCTGTTAGAACAGTCCCCTCACCCCATAGTTTGAGTGCTTTAATGTCTAAGAACCCACAGGTTGTAGCCGTAGGCTCTGAGCAAGTGGA